ACCGACGTGACCGGCCTGCCGCGCTGGGTGGTCCCTGGCACCCTGCCGCGTGACAACACCAGCAGCACCGTCGCGCTCTACGCCCGCCTGCGCTGGCTCATGCTCCAGTACGTCAGCCCGAGCGGCCAGCGGCTGGTGGACTATCTAGGCGGCGAGCGCATTTACGTCCGCGCGCAGCCCGAGCCGCCGGTCTTTCCGTACCTGACGCTGCTGCTGGACCGCACGACCACGCCCGGGTTCAACAGCTACCGCGAGACCGCCACGCTGGAGGTGCAGGCCATCGGGCGCCCCGAGGCGCAACTGCCGCTGGTCGAATCCGCCATGGACATCGTGGACCAATGCCTGTTGAGCTACACCGACGCCACGGCGGGGCTCACCGTCAGCCGCAATCGCCGCCGCTACACCATCCCGCAGTTCACCGACCCCGCCGACAGCACCGTGGTGGGGGTGGTGGGCCAGTACGACCTGTACCTCTGGCCGCAGGTATTGACTGACCGCGCCGAATAGGGCACGCAGCCCGTAGCGGCCCCGTCCCGTTCCCCCTAGCCTACCCGTAACCCCCGCTCCCCGAGGACACCATGACCGCCCCGTTGACCGGCTACACCAGCAACCTCCCGTCCGATGTCATCATCGACAGCGGCGTCCTGTACGTCGGCGCCACGGTGTTCGGCGCCACCACGGGAGGCCTCAAGTTCGACCCCGGCACCGAGTACCGCAGCGTCGAGTTTGACGGGCGGCGCTCCCCCGTGCGGCTGCTGGACCGCAAGGCGATGTTCATGCCCAAGCTCTCGGGCACCGTCATCCAGCTCTCGACCACCAACGTGGGCCAGATTGAGCCGGGCGCCACGGTGGTGACGGCGGGCGCGTGGACCGCCTCGACCAGCTACCAGCCGCGCGCGGCGGCGCTGTTCCTGGCCTCTGGCGACTACCTGACCGACGTGCGCGCCATCTGGCAGCGGGGCTCCGGGGCGTATGTGCAGGTGCGGTTTCCGGCGGCGCTGCTGACCAAATACGACATCACGTCGCAGGACAACGCGGAGGTGGCCATCGCCATCGAGATCGAGGCGCGGCTGGATATGTCGGTGAGCGGCACCACCACCGGCACGGCGCCGTTCCGCATCGAGTACCTGGCGGCGGTGTAATGGTCCGCACCATCGACCTCGACGCCCTCACGTCCGAGGACGCCCTGCCCCGCGTGCGGCTGTTCGGGCGGGAGCTGCTGGTGCGGCCCCTGACCGGCGCGGCGGCCCACAAGCTGGCCGTCGTGCAGGACAACGACCCGAGCGGCGTGGGGATGCTGGGCGCCCTGCTGGACGTGGTGCGGGTGTGCGTGCCCGGGCTCAAGGCCGACGAGGTGGACCGGCTGTCGGTCGAGCAGGTTGGGGCGCTGGTGAGCCTGACGCGCGGCGCGGTGGCCGACGTGGAGGCCATGCTGGCGGCGCAGGTGGAAAAGGCGGGACCGGCGGCTGGGCCGGAAGGAACGACCAGCGGAGCGGTGAGCGGAGTGGAGCAAGCGGCGGGAAACTGAGTCCCGGCACGGCGGGGGCAGTCGCCGTGCCGTGGACCGTCTCGCAGTATGTGCAGCGGGTCATCGTGCAGGTCGCCCGCGAGACGGGGCGCCCGGTGCGCGAGGTGGCGGGGGAATCGTTCGCCCTGACGCTGTGGGCGTGGGGCGAGATCATGGCGATGGACAAGGAGGCGGCGGTGGAGCGCATGGGTGAGCGGACAGACCTGGCGGGCCTCGTCGCCGTCGCATTTCACGAGCCCGCGAGCCTACAGAAGGCCGAGTTCCGCTACCTCAAGGCGGCGGGCAGGCTCACGCGGATGCTGGACGCGCAGCGGTCGCGGCTGTCGGCCATGGTTGAACAGCACGCGCGCCTGGTCCCGGTGGCGCAGCCGGTGGAGGCGTAAATGGCCGAAGTGTTCGGGCTGTCCATCGCCCTCAAGGAAGTCGGCGGCAAAGTCGTCAAGGCGTCTGTGGATGCGCTGCGCGTGGTGCTGGCGGATGCCGCCAAGGAAGCCCGCAAGACGGACAAGGCCGTTTCCGACCTCGGCGCGCAGTTCCGCACGCTTGCCGCCACGATCACGGCGGGCGTTGGCGTGCGCGAGCTGGTCGGCATGGCGGACAGTTACAGCACCCTATCGGCGCGGCTGGCTTTGACGACGGCCAACGCCGAGGAATTGGCGTCGGTGCAGGGCGAACTATTTGATCTCGCGCAGAAACAGCGGGTGCCGCTTGAGGCCGTATCCGAGCTGTATGGGCGCGTGGCGCTGGCGTCCGAGGACTTGGGGCTTTCGCAGCGCCAGATCATTGACTTCACGCGCACGGTGTCGCAAACGCTGGTGATTTCCGGCACGTCGGCGGATCAAGCGGCGGGCTCGCTTATGCAGCTCGGGCAGGCGTTGGGCGGGGGTGTGGTTCGGGCGGAGGAGTTTAACAGCATCCTGGAGGGCACCCCGCGCCTCGCGCGCGCGGCGGCGGAAAGCATGGGCCTGAACGTGTCCCAGCTCCGCAACTTGGTCATACAGGGCAAACTGTCGTCAGCGGCCTTCGCGCAGGCCATTCTGGACAACAAGACGGTGGCGGCGGAATTCGCGCGCATCCCGACCACCATCGGGCAGGCGTTGACGCAGTTCCGCAACCAGATGCTGGTCTTCATCGGCAACCTGAACAACGCCACGGGCGCCACCAAGGCTGTGGTGGACGTGCTGAACACCGTGCGCGAAAACCTGCCGCAGATCGCGGCGGCCATCACATCGGCGGCAGCGGCGTGGGCCGCGTACAACATCGCCATCAAGGCGGCCATCGGTTTCTCGGTCATCATCACCAGCGCGCAGACCGTCGCGGCGTTTGTGGCGCTGGCCAAGACGGTGCGCTCAGTAGCCGATGGGATGGCGCTGCTTTCCATCGTCGGCGGCGGGGTGGTCAAGATCGCGGCGGTCATCGCGGCCATGACGGCGGGGATGTTCGCGTACCAGAAGGTGCTGGAGCAGGTCGAAAAGCTGTCCAAGGGCGTCTTTGAGCCGCTGACAGGCGGGGGTGGCGCGGGCGCGGCGGGTGCGGCGGCGGGCGCCACGGCGGGCGAGCAGGCCGTGTCGGCGTTTGAGGAATACTTCCGCCAGGCGGGGCTGGGTCGCCGCGCCACGCCGATCATGGCGGTCGAGGTGGGCCAGATCATCGACCCGGCCAAGCTTCGCGCCAGCGCGCAAGAGGTTGGGGCGCTTATCAACACCGAGTTCCGGGACAACGTGCTGGCCGTTGCCGAGTCGCTTGGGCAGCAGCTACGCGATACGCTGGCGAGCGGCATTGCGTCCGCGTTTGAGACCCTCGTCACGCGCGGGGCGACGATTGGAGACGCCTTCGGGGCGCTCGGCGCCACGCTGCTGCGTGGGCTTGGCGATATGCTGGTAACCTTCGGAACGGCGCTGTTGCCGGTCGCCAAACTGTTCGCAGGGGTCGTGGCCTCGCTCAAGTCGCTCAACCCGGTCGCCATGACAGCGGCGGCGGTCGGGCTGATTGCCATCGGCGGCATGATGCGCGGGGCGGCGGGCCGCGCGTTCGGCGGCATCGGCGGCGGCAGCGCCCCCGTGACGGCTGGCGGCGGCCTTGGCGGGCTGTCCGGGCCGTCAACCTTGCCGGGCCTCACCTTCGGCCCCACGATGGCGTCCAGCGCGTCCAGCGTGTCGGCCATGGCGCCCGTAGCCGTCACCATCATCGGGCCGAACGACCCGCAGGCACAGCGCCAGATGCAGGAGCTGATCCGCAACGCCAACCGGCGCGGCAACATCATGGGGGCCTAGTGGCTTCGATCACGTTCAACGACGGCACCAGCGCCACGCTGGACAATGGGCTCACCGCCACGGCGGCGGGCGTCGGTTCGCGCTTCGCGTCGTGGACCCCGTTCACGCGGCGCGTGGGCGACACGGCGGTGGCGCTGGCCACGGGCGCCCGGCATATGTTCACCTTCCGCGTGGACTACGGGGCCAGCTTTGAGATGCGCGACATCCCGGCCAGCAACCAAGCCACGGCGCTGCGGCTGATCCGCCACCTGCAAGGCGGCGGGACGTGCAGCGTGACCACCGCCGACAATGCCGCGCGGGTCTACACCACCTGCGGGCTGGACCCCGAGGGCGACGTGTCGCTGGCCTTTCAGGACAACACGTTCCTCACCTACACCCTCCAGCTCTCGCTGGTCAACCTGGCGAGCCCGGGCGCTGATATGCTGTGCGACTATGCCTAACACGCTGCTGGAATACCAGCTCCGCATTCGCAATGCCTCGACGGTCGCCAACCCGAACGGCACCGCCGACGCGCTGACCATCACCAGCGTCCCCACCGGCACGAATCCCTACATCGCGGCCCCGCCCAGCGGCGACGGGCAGGAGCTAGACCCGGTGACGGGCGCCGTGCGGACGGGTGCGTATGTCGTCGAGGTAGCGGACGCGGCCACCGGCACGGACGGCACCGGCACGATCCGCGTGGTGACCAACGCCCTGGAGGACGCGGCGGCGCTCCAGCAGCTCCTCGGGCGCCGGGCATTCGTCGAGTACCGCGCCAACGGCGGCGCGTGGCAGCCGCTCCAGACCGGGTACATCCTGAACGTGCGGCTGGTGTCGCCCGTGCGTTGGGCCATCACCGTGGGCGATACGCGGCGTGTGGAGCGGACGCAGCCGATCTTCTCGGGCGCGAGCCTTGGCAGCTACGCCACGCGCGGGTGCCTGACGGGCGGGCCGGTGACGGCGGATTTCGGGCCGGTTAAGGCTCGCGGCGGGTGGGAGTACCGGCTGTACAACGCGGGCGGTCCCAACTGGTTCGCGGACTTTGTGCAGGGCTACCTGCCCACCGCCAACAGCACGCCCACCCGCGATTGGCGCACTCTCCAGAATCCCAACGTCCCGGCGCTCATCGCCGGGTTCGCGCGCGTCAATCCGTATGCCCTCCTCGGCGGAGGCTCAAACTACGTCACGGCGTTCGGGGAGCTGAACCAGGCGGGCACCGCCGTCACGGACGGCATCACGGTCTACGCGGGCACCAGCCCTACCGCGACGGCCTTGCAGTCGGCGCTCTTGGTCAGCACGTCCACGCCAAGCGCCGAAACGCTGGGGTACGCGCGGCTCAACTTCTACTGGCCATCGTGCCCGTTCGGCAACGGGTCCACGGTGTATCTGTCGCTGTCCACCGCCAAGGTGTCCGAGCCGTGCCCGCTCTACATTGACGCGCACCCGGTGGACATCATCACGGCCATCTGGTCGGCCAACCGCATCCAGTACGACAGCGGCGGTGCGTGGATTGCCAGCCTCAAGGCCTTGATCGGGCTGGAGGTGCGGCTGGCGCTGCGGATGACCGAGGTGCCGGTGATCGAGCAGTTCCTGCAAGACGCCATCCTTGGACCGTTCGGTCTAGCCATCCGCACCACCACGGCGGGGAATCAGGAGCTGGTCAGCACGCGCATAGCCACCACGGCCACGCCGAGCCTGACCATTGCCGCCGCCGATCTGGCGAGTGCGGACCCGGTGGTCTTTGAGCTGGACGAGCGGACGGCCATTTCGTCCGTGACGCTGACGCAGAAGGTGCTGGCCCCGGCGGTGCTGCAATACAACATGGCGCAGGCTAACGTGAATACGGACGGCCTCCAGGTGTCGGAGGTATCCATCACGGCCAACTACGGCAACGACCCCACGTTCACCACGTTTGCCGCGCGCGATGTGGCGTTTACGGTGCCCGGCATGATCCACACGGCGGCAGACTTCACGCCGACCCCGGCGTTGACGCTGGACGCCATTGCCAAGACCATGGTCCCGCGCTTCGGGCGTGGCGTGGCTGCCGCCGAGGTGCAGGTGCTGGCCAGCGCCGCCAGCGCCGCCGCGCAGGTAGGCGACGAGGTGTACCTGGCCGCGCCGCACTACCCCAATCGCAACTACCGCATTGGGGAGTCAAGCGTCGGCGCCCGCATCATGCAGGTGGTGCGCCGCACCGACACGCCCACGGGCCCGCTGTTGCGGCTGCTGGACTCCGGGCTGGCCGCGCAGCCGGTAAGCCCCGCCGCGACCATCACGGCGGCCAAAAACCCGAGCAACCCCACGCTGGTGGCGCGGTTCACCATCACCAACGCGGGCACGATCAACGCCGGAAACACCATCGGCGTGGAGGTGGAGTGGGCCACGGGGGCCAGCGCACCGACCGGCAACGGAACCACCTTTGCCATCTACGAGCCCGGGGACGTGCCCACGGCGGCGGTGGACCTGCCGGGGCTGCTGACCAGCGGCCAGACAATCCATGTGCGGGCGCGGACCACGCAGTTCCAGCGGCGGCCCTCGGCGTGGACCGCGTGGCAGTCGGTGACGCTGGACACCATCCCGACGCCTGGCGCCATCACAGCCACGGCGGTGAGCGCGACGGCCACGGACATCGCGTGGGCGAACACCTCCAACGACTACCCTATTGCCGTCTTTGCGTACCTCGGCGGCAGCGCCCCGGCCAACTGGGCGCCCTATTTC